GCAGTGTTTCAATATCGTGCTTTTCAGGCCATAACGCCGTGCCGTCATCTTGAATAGCTGGCAGACAAAGGTGTTCCCACTCTTCGCCATTACCACCATCAAGCAGCCAGCCTGCTAAGTCTTTCTCGTGCAGGCGTTGCATAATGAGGATAATCGGCGTTTCAGGGCTGTTTTTACGGGATTCCAGCGTGTTCTGAAACCAGTCAATGACGTTCTGCCGTCTAACCTCGCTTCGTGCTTCGTCTGCTTTATGCGGGTCATCAATGATGATGCACCCTCCAAAGCCATCACGGTGCTTGCCTGCACCAAAGCCTGTAATCGTGCCACCTGTACCTGTTGCGTACATCACGCCGCCTGCGGTCGTCTTCCAGTGATGGCTACTCTCGCTTGCAAGTGCTAAATCAGGGAATATCGCCCGATACTCTTCATGCTGTACCAAGTTCCTAATCTGCACTGAGTTATTGACCGCCAGTGTCGCCGAATAGCTCGCATGGATAAACTCGCAATCAGGCACACGCCCCATCGCCCATGCGATGAAGTTCACAACCGCGATTTCTGTTTTCGAGTAGCGCGGCGGAATGTTGATAATCAGGCGCTTTGTCTCGCCGTTAAAGACACGCTCAAGTGCTTTACAGATTAGGATATGATGATTCGCTCGCTGCCAAATATAGCCACGCCTTTGATAAAACATCCAGCGTGTAAACATATACAAGCTGCCGTATGATTTCAATCGGGCTGCATTAATATGACCTTGTTCCATCACACCATATCATCTACTTCATGCGCGTATTTTAAAAATTCTTCCACTGACTCAAAAGCCGCCAAGCCTGTTTTCGGGGTCATACTTCCATCAGATGATTTCAAATCCACCACCAAACCTTTAAGCAGCTTCTGACGCGTCATTGTCAAAGATTCAATCCGGGCAAGCAGGCGGTTAATAATCTCCCCGTAATCACGATAAACAAAAGTCTTTTGTTTCACAGGAGGCACATCAGGGTCGTCTTGGATTGCGACACCACCAATAACAGATGGCGTCTCTACCAATCTATCCAACTCTAACCGCTCTTCATCTTGTCGCCGCTTCTGCTCTTCTTCAAGCTTCATGGCGCGGCGCAATCGAATCTTGCACAGCTTCAACTCTTCATCGACACTCTCAAGCTCAATCTCAGCAGCAATTTCTTTTTCTTCGTCTGTATAAAAATCAGAATACAGGCTGCCCGGCTTTCGGCTGTTTGTATGACCTTTGGGCGCGCCTGTACTTTTTCCCCCATGCAATCGGCAACGGCCATTAGGCATGGCAGGGCTTTGGCACACTCCACCGCTACGGGTTTTTGCACCGCAAATATCTGCACCTTTAACCGGCATAAAATACCTTTCATTACATGGGGTTAATTTATAAATAAAAAAAGCCCAATAAAATCAGTCTTTAAGATTATGAACCGCTTGAACGACTCGAAAACGCATTACTACGGCCACGACCGCCAGCGGCCTTACCGCGAATATGCGGCTTGCCATGCACTTTTACGCCACGCATAGACACCTCCTTTTTACAGACACAAAAAAGCCGCCCATTGGACGGCTACTTAAAATTAATCTACAAATCCTACCCAAGTCTTATCAACTTTTGGATCGGCAACAAACGCCACCTCTTCATCCGGCAACTCAATGCCAAGATATTCGGCTAATTTAACCCCATCAATGTATTTATCGCCAAACTGTCGCCAATTCATGGCCGCAATAAACGCATCCGCCTGAGCACGAGTTTGGAAACAAATACAGCTCCAATACTCGCTATCTGTCGCTGATACTTTTCGCTTGTTTTCCGCCTTTAAGCGGTCACGGAATCCTTGTTTGACAGCATCTAAATCATTTTTACTATCGGTTTCCGGATTACCTGTCAATTCCGGCATATTCACAAGCGGCTTTTGCTTGCGCTTCCACTTTGCCACTTGGTTTTTAGCGGCCGCCACTTTATCAGCAGCCTGTTGTTTCAAATCAGATTTTGCCATTTGCGCACTCCCATCTAAAAATCTCTAAATCCACCATCGGGAAAAACTCAAGTATCCTTTTATAGTCATCAGGATAATGTTTTTTTATCGGGAGTAAAAACCGCAAATCCAAGCCATCAAATGACCGCCCAAAAATCTTGTAATCACTACCAAGCCGGACATTGTGCTTTTTAAAGCACTCTACCAAATCAGCCTTTTTCCAATCCCAAATAGGGTGATATTTAAGCAGATTGTAGCTTATACTGCCATGTGTTTGGATCGCGATACGGCGCATCGGGCTATCAGCAGCGCGGACACCATCAGCAACTAATGTTTTTTTATCCAATCCATGCATTTGGCACATCGCAGCCTGAATATCAGTGTAATCAAAATCAGGCAACCCTGCATCTTCAATTACCGCGCAATTTTGGGGCGGTTGGAAAACAAAATTATTAAGCAGTCTATGCAATGACGGATGGGGGAGCTTAGTGATTTTAAAACCAAACTGGCGCTCATACATATCAAGCTGCTCATCAACAAAAGCCAAATCAGGGACGAGATACAAATAATAAGGCACTACCTCATCAAAATAATCTTTAATTGCGAGATATGTAGCAACGGCATCTTTACCACCGCTAAATGCAAGCAGTGTTTTATTTTGCCGCTTCCGAACCTCTTTAATAGTTTCAAGTCCGCTTAAAGCTGCCATTTGACAAAATCCAATCAACATTAATATAATTACACATTATATATAACTTAATTAGATATTGCAATATGCAAAACACAAAATTTAAAACACTTTTAGATTCTGCGCAAATTACACAAGCAGACTTATCAAGGAGGTTAGGGATAAGCCCAACATCTATTAGCAAATGGCACAAAATCGGCGTTCCGCAGTACGCGGTTGCCTATCTTGAGCTACTGGCAAAATATAACCGCCTAATGGATAAAATCTAAAAAGGGATAGCCCCATACCGATAACGGCAGGGGCTATGTGCAAGAACCGCTTTACAGCCTGTCATGGCAGGCGACCATCAGGTCGGGCAACCGCGTCTCACTCGCACCGCGTTTTATTGACTTTCTGCCTGAATCACAGGCTATCTTGAAATGCAAAAACCGCCCTATAAAGGCGGTTTATATAGCTATTTCCAAACTATAGCATAATTCTAACATTTTCCTCCGCTATGTCAAGCGTTTAATAGCTATCGGGAATAGATGGGGCGGAAACCACAACACCATCTTTCATTACGACAGAGACGGAACGCGCTGAACCAGTGAATCCATTTGCGAAAGACCATACATAAATCAAGCCGTTTGGTGTAGATGTCGTCATGTTTGGCTTACCAAGCAGAGACAATACTTGCTGCTCGCTCATACCCTCTTTTACTTGGCGGGCGTTATCCCAATTAAAATTTGTACCAGCACAACCAGCCAAACAGGCGGCGACAGCAATGGCGGAAATCAATTTCTTCATTTTTCATCCTTGTGTGTAGTAAAGTGGGTTATGAGATTATGCCACATTGTTTAAACTCGTCATAGAGTTTCAAATAAGCGGTTGTCTCAATCGCCGCTAAAATCTTTCTCACTTTCTCAAACTGTCGGTAAACATGACCGTTCGATACGTCGTATTTATCCATAATGGCGGTTTTCTTCGGCCGCTCCGTGAACAGGTTGGATAAAATCGCGTCACATAACAGAAGATTCACGCCATTATTCTGCTCTTCGATATAGGCGGTTATATCTACAATTCCGCTCAAATCCGCACTGTGTTTACACTTAACTACCGCAAGCTCATATCGGTTCAATACACGCTCAATTTTGCTGATAATCATCTCAGCATGGGCATGTTTTTCCGCCTGCGTCAAATCCCCACCGCCGCCCATAACGCCCTTACTCTCACACCAAGCGCAAACTAACGCCGTGCCGTTAATTGGCTCTATTCTCTCGCCTTTAATACTGTAAACATCTTCCAGCACTTCCTCAACTGTGTGATACATTCTTGCCCCTTAAAATTCCCAAATTAACCCAAAATTCCCTGCCGCCCACGCCTGTAAGCGGTTTTGGTAGTCTGTCATTTCCGCCGTGTTTAGCGTTGTCGTGCTTATCGGTGTCTTAACTTCTGTTCCGTCCGGCATGGCCTTTAACTCATAGCCTAGAAACATCCCTTTGCAATACTCGTGCCACGTTTCCGCGCTGTACCGCCTGCCGTTGACCCACGCTTTATCTGCTAACTCCCCGTAGATTTTCCACAAGCGGCGGTTTTGCTCGATACTGCGTTTCGATTTGTGCGGGCGGATCGTGATGTCGAGATTACCGTTTTCAAACCACCCGTTCAGGTTATCCCAAATCGACCGCATGACACCGCGCGCGTTTTGCGGTGTCAGCGTGAATTTCGCTTCGTTCATTTCAGTATCCTGAAATTCATGCCAAACCAAATAACAAAACCCAATACACCAATGACTACCCCAACTACAACCAAAAATATTGCTAAAATCCAACTCATTTCAAACGTCCTTTCAAACTGTCAATATCCATTTAAAATATACTTAACCTGTTCCAACAATTCCCTTTCCGTTCCGTATAAGCTTTCAAACGTTTGCGGCGCGGCGTGAAAGGCTATCCCTACCCCACCAGTCCGATGATGTGTAGGGCATAGCGGAATCGTCTCAAAATGGCTGTTTCGCCGCCCTATACCTGCACCGTTTCGGATATGGTGTACCTCTGCCGGTATGTCGTATCGCCCACTGTTACGGCAGACGATACAACCGAGAGAGGCCACACGCTCAAGGTGCTTCTTTTCCTCTTTGGTTTTGCTCATTTATGCACTTTCCCCAAACAGAAAGAATGACAAAAGCAAAACGCCATAGATAATCACAAACCATGCGACAACAAAAAAATACATCGGCGTGATTGTCGTTACATTTTTGGCATCAAGCCGAATGATTACTTTTTTAGTCAAATCCAATTTGATTAAAAATTTAGCGAGAAAATAACCAAAATGAAGAAAAATTAATGACGAAACAATCGAAAAAATTTTAACCACTTCTTAAACCTCCGCAATTCCTATATCAAGCCCACCGTCCTCTCTTGGCTCGCTCGAATATGTTGATAAAATAAATTTGACTTGGTTGTCGTTGTGATAGACAACCCCTTGCAAGGCATCGACAGCGACTTTTAGGCAGTTATCAAGGTCTAGTATTACCTTGCTTGCCGTGCCGTCCTTGTTCATCTTTGGCACTAGGCTGACAAACAGGATTACATCTTTTTCAGACGGCCTAAAACCTGCTCTTTCTGCCGCGTGGGAAACGCAAAGCTTGTACGCTTTCGCTTCCTTGCTTAATACTTGCCGATTCCGAAATGTTTTCCAGTATCGGTTCGTGCTGATTGGGTATGGCAGGGAAAGAACATTTGCCCTTTCCGCCGCCTCTAATATTTGCTCAATCGGGATTAATACTGACAATGCCCACCCCAATCATCGTCATCGTCATGGTTGCGTACTTTCTTTGCGACCCATTCGACAAAGCCAATCGCCAACACTACGACCGCTACACAAATCAAAAATACCGAGAATTTCATAAATAGCTCCATTTCATGCCGAATTGTTTGTAAATCTTTTGGGCTTCCCCTGCTTTCCAATACTGGTTACTCAACAATGGGAACGCTTCGTTTGAAAGATTGACAGTATCTTCAACGCTCAAGCCTTTAGGCATACACGTCAAATCCCATACGCTTGGCTTTGGCGGCTTAGGAACTGGCTTAACGCCGTGTTTTTCTCTGTAAGCCTCCCGTTTACAGGCCTTGCATGTCCAGTAATACACCCAAACACCATCACGGTTTGGATATTTTTGATAAAAACTGTCAATCGGCTTTTCTTGTTTGCAACACTTGCAAACTCTAGATTTAGGCGCAACAGCCACCGTCTTGCATGGCTCATGTTTCGCCCGCTCTTTTTGTTTCTCTTTTCGTTTTATCGCCAATCGTTCGCGCTGTTTTCGGTCAATTTCATCTCGATTCTCTCGGATGTACTTTTTTTGATATTCCGCCTTGCAGGATTTGCAAAGAGACAAGTATTTAAACTCCCCTGTTTCCTCATCTCTGCGTCTAGTCATTTCCGGCAACGGTTTCATTTTTCCGCATTTATTGCATTTTTTGGTTTCCATTTCCCCTACTCCTTTTCGCATCGTCCAAATTCATCAACCGGCGGCATATCTACCCAAACAGTAATTCCGATCAGTGCAGCTATTGCACCAAGCCCAATAAGAAACACCGCCATCATTTGCGGCCTCGCTTGAACTTGTTTCGTTTCAGTAGCTCCAATTCAGCGCGCAGACGTTGGATTTCTGCTTTCAGCGCCGTATCGGCTTTGATTTCTAAGGTTGCGATAATCTCTGATTTCACTCTTGCAAGCTCTGCGTTCTTCGCTTCAATTTCCGCTTGCAGTTCTTCGATTTTCTGCGTTTGCGAGGTCATTTTTGCCATCAGGCCGTTGGAAGTGCGTTTTTCTTCGTTCAGACGGCTGATTGTTTCCGACAGGTTCGCACTGACCATTTCCGCCGCTTTTTCCATTTCAGCTTTTTCTGCTCTCATTTCGGCTTTTTCTTTCAGTCCGTCTGAAATCCTCTGACTGTAATCTGTCACCGTGATTCTCAATCGCTCAGCGGTCTGAATAACCTCCTCATAGTCTTTCTTACTTACGCCGCCCAATTTCTCGATTAACCAGTTTTTCATTTTCGTTCCCCTTTTTAAAAATAACTGACAATATCTTTAATCAAATCTGATGGAATAGACGACCTGACGATTCCCCTATTCCCTTTCCAGTCTTTAAACGCAAACTTCGCCTTGTTTGTTTTCTTCAGGTTCATTCCAACGTTGGAAGCAAAGCCGGTTCGCTTGAGCGGAAACTCTTCACTGTATGCCGCGTAACAAGCAGTGTTCTTTACAAAATCCAGCCCCTCGCGCTTCAGCTTTTCAAATAGCATTGACGACTGCGGATTCTCGATAACAAACGGAATTTCTAAAGCCTTTACAAGCTCGCAAACAAACAATGCTGTCAAATCCCCGTTTACGCCGCCTTTTAAATACCTTGAATAGATTTCAGGAATTTCCGGCGCGTTTCTGTCGACAAGTCTCTTGATTGACGTGTATGGGTGCCGCTTCCAGTCATCAAACGTCCTAAGTCTCAACGTCTCTTTGCATCGGTAAGCGTTTCCGTTATCGCCCGCGGTTGCGAAGCTCCAAGATTCACACGGTGGGCTTGCCATCAGTAAGTCGAACGGTTCTTTCTTGTGCATATCGACCAGCTTTTTAATATTCTTCAGGTCTGACAAATCCATCACAATATCGGCGTTCCCAATTCCTACCGACACTACATCATACTCAGGCAGTGCCTTTTTTACGCTGCCGTTCCCGTCGTCAAACAAAGCTAAAATTCTCATTTATCATTTCCTTTCGTTGCGCCATTCTTCAAACTTTTCGCGCCGTTTTTCCATCGTGCCGTTTGCTTCGGCTTTAAAATCTGCGTGTAGGCAGTGGTAGCAGGTTTGCTTAGTTGTAATACTCATACTCTCCGAACCTTTGGTATTGCCCCTCCCACGTCAAATCAAGCACACCACGCTCGCCGTCTCGATTCTTCGCAATAATCAATTCCGCCGTTCCTTGCGGTGCGTCTGAATCGTAGTAGCCCTCACGGTATGGCATCAGTACCAAGTTTGCGTTTTGCTCAATACCGCCACTGCCTCGAAGGTCTGCCAAGCTAGGGCGTTTGTCGCTTTGCTTTTCAGTTGCCCTGTTTAATTGGGCAACCAGTAAGACATGAATTTGCAGTTCCATTGCCAAGCGTTTTAGACGTGCCGTAATATCATCAAGCTCGGCAACCTCGTTCACGCCTTTACGCGGCATCAGGTGCAGATGGTCTACAACAAGCAGGTCAAGCCCTGATTTGCGCTTCTCTAATCGGCATCGTGCGGCAATTGCATCAATTCCGATCATCTCGGTATCAATCACAAACTTCCAATTTCTCGCCTTGCTGATATACAGGGCAAAATTGTCTGTTTCTGTTTGTGTCATGCGGTATTTTTTCAGCCTGCCGTAATCAATCGCATATTCAGCAGATGCGCCGCGTTGGGTTATCTCCATACCTGACATCTCGTAGCTCTGGAATCGCACTGACAGGCCGTTTTTTGCACAGTGCCGGGCAATGTTTTCAGCGAGAACCGATTTACCCATTCCCGGCCTTGCGCCGATTACCGTCAGATTTCCGCGTTGCAGGCCGCCTGTCGCTTCGTCCAAATTGCTGAAACTAGTTGAGAAGCCAAGCATTCCGCCAGTTTCTAAAATGCGCTCCCAGTGGTGCAGTGTTGCTTCCAGTGCGTCCTCATAGCTCATTGATTCGCTATTGCCTGCCGCCGTGTCGCTGATTTTGTCCAGCAAGGCCACTGCCTCCGCCTGTCTGTCGGCAATACTTCTGCCGTCTCGCTCTGTTGCCAGCTTCCCGATTTGTTCAGCGGCAAATCTCAATTCACGCTCTGCCGCACTTTCCGACACCAGCCGCGCATATCGGCCAACATTCGCCGCCGATGGCGTGTTTTGTTGCAGGTCAATCAGGTAGGCAAGGCCGCCTGTTTCTTCGCTCAATCCACGCTTGCCAAGTTCGGCATCAAGCGTAATCACATCTACCGGCAGGCCGTCTGAAATCATCGACATGGCCGTCTTGAAAATCAGGCCGTTTTTGTCGCTGAAAAAATCCTTTGGCGTTAAGCCTGTCAGCAAGTTTGCAGAATCGTTGTCAATCAGGATTGCGCCCAAGACTGACTGTTCTGCTTCCAAACTTGCCAAGATTTCAAATTGCTCAGTCATTTTCAAAATTTCCCCAATGGTCGAAGCCCTGATGTTTTTTTAACTACCGGCATACCGTCAGCAGTTCGTACGGCTATGCGTTTGTGAGCAGGGTCTCGTCTTACCGCGCCCAATTCGCCTCTTGCCTTTAAGCGTGACAGCGATTGAAAAAACTTGTGTTCCCACATCGCCTGCGTTTGCATATTGCCTCTTGCGCCCCAGTAGCCTGTAAACTCAATCAGCGCGTCTTTGATTCGTTCGTCCTCAAGGCTTGGAATTTGTGAGCGGCGAAGTTTCGCGTTAAACGCTTTTTTGTCTTCAGGCTCCCAGTTGTCGAAAATCTGAAAATCGTCGCTGCCGATGTTGATGGGTTTTGCGCTCTCAGATGCTTCGGGAACCTCTCCCTCTCCCTCTCCCTCTACATCTCCGTCTTTACTATCTTTCAGTACTTGTTTATATTCAGTATTTACTAGTGTCGGCTCAGCCTGATTAGGCTTACCCTGATTAGGCTCAGCCTGATTAGGCTTACCCTGATTAGGCTCAGCCTGATTAGGCTTACCCTGATTAGGCTCAGCCTGATTAGGCTTACCCTGATTAGGCTTACCCTGATTAGGGTTTTCCTGATTGGATTGTTGAATCGGCTCGTCGTAAACCGTGTAATCCGTTGAACCATCACTGTTTTTTCTTACTGAAATAAAACCTTTCTCTTTTAGCTCGTTGATGATGTTGTAAACACCTTCTCGACCTGTCGGCTTTTTCGTGTCCTTGGTAACATTCACAAGCTCTGCGACCATTACTTGCCAGTTATCAGGCTTTGTCAGCAGATACCCAAGTAACCCCATTGCCTGCCAACTAAGTTGATTTTTTTCATAAACTTTGTTGCTTATGACTGTGTAATTGTGTTCACGTTTTGTCCGAATAATTGACATCATCAACCCCTTTCACTTCCTCAACCCACTTGTCCAACGCTTCCTGCGCCTTGCTCACGTCTTCGGCTTGCATATAAGCCAACACCAGCAATCGGGCCTCGTGTATTCTTTGTTCTCGGCTCATGGTTCGATTCCTGATTTAGCTATCGAATAATGGGCAACCGGGTTTTTACAGCTCCCAACCTTGAATCGCGGCTTGTTAAAAACAAATCCCCTGCTTTCCAAGTCGATTATTCGCGCACACAGTTGAGTAACTTTTAGCTCTTCATACGCAACCAGCGACGTGATATAACCGTTTGCGCGGATATAATCGACAATCCGCTTGCATTGTGTCTCTGCATCGTTCATAATCTCGACTCCATAACGTGGTTTAGAACAGCCACCTTAGCCCGTCATCCCTGACGGGCTTTTCTTTATCGGTTGCCCGTCTGTCCGGGCAGTCAACCGTCTTTCCGACCAAGTAATTCAAAGCCGTCTTTCAATCCCTCCGCGATTCTGTAAACCTCATCGCAGCCTTTGGTGGCAGCTTTCAGCATCGCCTTTTTAATCAGCCGTCTGTCTTTCTTCGACAGGCGGTTTTTATCTTGCTTCTTCATTTTTTTTCCTTTCTACGGCCTTAGCCAAATCTCTCAATCCGTCCATGATTTGGTATCGCGGATTCTGACGTTTCCCACTTGCTATCTTGTTAATCAACTCTTGAGAACATCCGACAGCTTTTGCAATCTCAAGAGAACTTTTGTATTGCCGTAGAAAAACGACAATTTCCTGTGGTGTCTCTTTCATTTTTTTCCCTTCTGTGGAACTTTTTTATAATTATAAGTACAAAAATACTTAGAAGCAAGTACCAAAGTAATTATTTTTTGTAGTACATTTGTACCTATAACAACATAAGGAATTGCAGCATGAGTGAAATCAAAGACCGATTGAGAGAAGCTAGAAGAAACAAAGGCTTAAGTCAGGCAGGATTGAGTAAGCTACTGGGAGTAAGCCAAGCGTCAATCGCGGCTATTGAATCAGGGCGTAACAAACGCCCAACAAATTTAGTATCTATTGCCAAAGCGTTAGACGTTTCCCCGTATTGGTTGGAAACTGGAAAGGAAGATATGGAGGTTGTTTCAAATGCCACGCCTTTAGGGAAAATTGAGGAATGGGACAATGACACGCCGTTATCTGAGGACGACTGCGAAGCCCCACTGTACAAAGACATCAAATTGTCGGCAGGCAATGGCTTTGCAGACGATATAGAGGACTACAACGGCTACAAGCTGAGATTTTCGCGGAAGACGCTCAGAAAGCATGGAATCAATCCGGCAGACGTTGTTTGCGTAACAGCAGACGGCGATAGCATGGAGCCGGTATTCCCAAGCGGTGCAACACTTGGAATTAATACGGCGGACAAGACGATTAGAGACGGCCAAATCTATGCCATCAATCACGGCGGCCTATTGCGTACCAAGATTTTGCACAAGCTGCCTGAAAACAAGGTCAGAATCAGAAGCTACAATCAGTCGGAATATCCAGACGAAGAAGCGAGCTTAGACGACCTGTCGGTCATTGGGCGCGTGTTTTGGTGGAGCGTGATGGTTTGATTTAATTCCCCCGATTTCGAGGGAATTAAAAACGATCATCAGAAACTTTACCTCCGCCTGATGGCCCCGTTTTTAATTATGGCGAATTTGCCGCAATTAAAAACCAAGCAGGTTTGAACAATTACAAAATCAGCGGCCTGCTCTTCCGGCAGGGCGTGTTGGATTGATGGTAATAAAGAAAGCTGCGTTATAATGGTATTTTAGTCCCGGGTAAGAGGTGTTAAAAATCATGGCGATAGATGAAAAAGATACGAATTTAGTCCCACCCCCTTTGCAAGTTCAAACAGAGTTATTTGTAGTGGAACGCCAAATTGAAATAGATGGTGTTGAAATGGGCGTTCTGGAAAATGGGCTTCCATTTCTCACAGAGAGCGGCCTTGCCCGTATGTGTGGTATAGATAGGAAAGTGTTAAACCGCTTGGCTGCAAATTGGCTTGTAGAGAGGCATAAACCTAGAGGCAGGGCGATTACGCAATTACTCCAGCAACATGGATATGAAGAAGACGCTTTATTTTTAAAGTCTCTCCATAATGGCGTACCGATAAATGCTTATACCGAGCCAGTATGTCTAGTCTTGCTTGAGTATTATGCTTTTGTTGCTGATGAACGCAGAATTGAAGCTTTAAATGCATTCAGAAGCCTTGCTAGGATAACTTTTAGACTGTTTATCTATGATGCTGTTGGTTACTCGCCAGAGCAGCGACTAATTGACAGTTGGAAGCACTTCCATGATCGTATAGATATGACTTTAGATTCCGTTCCGCTTGGATATTTCAGCGTGTTCAGAGAGATTGCGTCAATGATTGTTCCGATGATACGCTCTGGTTTGATTATCAGCGATAAAGTTATTCCGGATATATCTGTTGGTAAAGCATGGAGTTCACATTGGCAAGAACAAGGTATGTCAGCTGTGCATGGGGATAGGGTAAAATACAATCATGACTACCCACTCTATTATCCGCAAGCAAAAAGCAATCCTCAGCCGTCTTGGTGTTACCCTGATTCTGCATTAGGGGAGTTTCGAAGCTGGTTGAGAACAAACTACATATTAAGTAAATTCCCAAAATATTTGCTTGGCCAAGTTAAAAAAGGCAAGCTACCGCAAACCTCTGCTCAGGTTGCAATAGAAGCATTCAAACACAAAGCTCTGTCGGAATAATATTTCATCCAACCCGCCCGCATCATGCGGGCTTTTTTCACGCACTCCCCTGCAACTACTGCCGAAAGATATTTTTACACACAAATACACACTTAAATTTGACAATAAATAGAATAGTGTGTATTATTACACACATGGCAGACGTGCCATGCTTTGAGTAAGGAGATACAATTGAACAGTCTAGACGTTATCGCTCTACTCAAACAGGATGGTTGGTATAAAGTTGCACAATCCGGGAGCCATTCGCAATACAAGCACCCAACAAAAAAAGGTCGTGTAACAGTGCCACACCCCAAGAAAGACTTGCCAATAGGTACGGTAAAAAATATCTTTAAGCAAGCCGGTTTGAAGTAAGGCAAGCAGCGGGGAAACCCGCTGCCATTCTTCAAGCCAAATAATCAAGGGTATCTCACGCCCCACCACCCGACACAAAGAAACTCAAACGAAAGAAGGACTAAAAATGTTTATCCCTGCCGCTTTGCACAAAGACAGTCATTCGGCATATGGCGTAACCATTCCTGACTTACCGGGCTGCTTCTCTTATGGCGACACTATTGAAGAAGCTATCGCAAATGCCCGTTCTGCCGCCTATATGCACATTGATGGCATGATTGAAGATGGAGAGTTTAAAAATCTTTCCGTAAGCAATATTGCCGATTTAAGCAAAGAGTCTGATTATGATGGAGCAACATGGGTAATGATTGAAATCGACCCAGCCAAAATCAGCCAACAGCAAGTTAGATTTAATGTTAGCTGGCCGCAGTATCTACTTGATAGAGTAGATGAATACACCTCAGAAAATCATGAGACTCGTAGCGGTTTTTTGGCAAAAGCTGCTTTAACTGCCATGAATCAAGCATAACCCCTTAGAAATAGAAAGCTCGCATTACGCGGGCTTTTTTTTGCCGTCTAAAACTGAATCAATTTGCAGTAGAAGAAAAAATGAGCAGTTTCATGAAAGCAACAAGCTGACTTCATGAAGTCAACAAGCTACTTCCTTGACTTTATCCTTTTATCGTGATTCAAAAATCATCAAGCCGCCTTTGTTGGCGGTTTTCTTTTGTTGCTTATAAGTACAATTAAACTTAAAAATATAAAAAATAAATTCTCTTTAAAATCAAATACTAGATATTTTTAATGCCTTTTTAAGTATTTTTGTACTTTACAGGATTCAAGTATTTTTGTACTATACACACATCGAAGCAAAACACAGTTCTTTAACAAATTGAAAGCGTAGTAACCGCCCTTCAGGTAGGCGCAAGCCGATAGCAAGACATGGTAAAGCATGGGGGAAATCGAACAAACGGTTACAGGTAGAGGCCGCCGAAAAGATAAAGGCCTAGCGAGACACAGCCCCTGCAACAGGGGGCTTATTTAAGCGGCTGATCCGGCTGCTTAAATAAGACAACGTGGAAGGAAACGCAAATGAGCAATAAAGAACATATCGATAATTTCATTCGGAATGTTTTCTTCAGCCGGGCGCGATTTATTAAATGCAAGGTTGAAGCAATGGTTAGCCAGTCTCACAGGTTGTTTGAGCAAGCTGAAAACCATAAAGAAAAACAAGACGGTGGGTTGTTTGTATGGAAGATGAATCATCAGATGATTGAAGCTTTCAAAGACGACGCAAAAGCTATTCTGAAATGGTGCGAAGACATGGAAAAGTCAGCAGCACGAACTGAAGAAGAAGTTTACAAGAAAGATTAACAAGGTCGGGGCGTAAAGCCCCTACTAAACAACGTGAAAGAAACAAAACAATGGTTACTTTAGGCGCACTTCAAGGCCAGTACGACGCAATGCTCCCTTACGAAGATGACTATGACGACGAACGAGTTGAACAGATTGTCGATGGCTACCTGAAAGAGTGGTCAGCAGCCGACCTGCTGGAAATCTTGAGCGGCAAAATCTTAGAGGGGGCAGAGGCAGCCCTTAAGAGCGAAGCCATCAAGCAGAACAAGCAAGAGATTGCCGAAGCACAGGCGGAATATGAATACAACCTCAGAACTTGGAACGACTAGGAGGGCATCATGAAATACGCAATTCGTACAGTTTTAGCTGTAACAGCCATCACGGTAGCCGCTTATAGCTTTCCAGGCAAAACAGAGAAGCCGGAAGAGCCTGAAACAATCAGCCAAGAAGCACAGGTTGAACAAGAGTATGAAGCCATGCCGGACGAAGTAAAGGTCATGGGAGACGCGGAGGTTAAATAATGTTTGCAGTATTTGGTAAGTCAAAGAAAAAAGAATATGAAAAGTCATTTAACAAAATTGGGGTAAAAGTCCAAGACGAAGAAAAGACCTTCGGCAAAGATACAGGCTGCTATCAAATTTCAGGCGACTTTTCATCCGAAAAGATAGCTATGGATTTTGTGGAACTTTGCAAAGGTCAGGAAGATTTTATACGCCCTGTTTATATAGCAATTCTCAAGCCTCGAGTTGATAAGCATGGCAATGAGAAGGTGGATAAGAAAACTGGTAAGCCATTAATGAGATATTGCAAACATAGGGAGTTGCCGAAATGAACCATCGACCATACGGATTAGCTGGCAGCCTGTCGGCAAAAGTAAAAGGTTTTATGGGCTTGCCGCGCGGCCTGAACGTCGTCATGCGGGCGCAGTTGCAAGACGTTCAGGTCTTCAAAACCGAAAAGGCAGCGGCTGAAAAGTATTTCAATAAACTCTTAGGAAATTAAAAATGACACATCCAGCAAAAACAAACGCAATGGCGATTAAACAATTTTTCGACAGCGACGCAGCCAAACGAAAAATGCAAGAACTCATTGGTAAAAACTTTGCAAGTTTCGCAACATCTGCAATGCAGATTGTCAACTCAAACAGCCTTTTGCAAAACGCAACGCCAAAATCAGTGTTTAACGCAGTCTGTATGGCAGCAACGCTGAATCTTCCCATCAATAACAGCTTGGGCTTTGCGTATATCGTCCCTTTTCAAAATCGAAAAGAGAACGTTACAGAAGCGCAGTTTCAGCTTGGTTATAAGGGCTTCATCCAGCTTGCACAACGAAGCGGACAGTTCAAGCGAATCAACGCCTGCCCTGTTTACGACACAGACGCAGAAGAAGATGTTTACCAACGCTTGACATCTCTCATCCCACGCAAACCAAGCGGACAAATCATCGGCTATATCGCCTATTTCCAGCTTTTGAATGGCTATGAGGCGAATCTAACAATGACGATGGAAGAATTGGAAGCACACGCCAAACGATACAGCCAAACATATAAGCGCGGCTTTGGCGTATGGGCTGACAACTTCGAGGCAATGGCGAAGAAAACAGTTATCAAGCTGTTGCTTTCCCAACAAGCCCCGCTGTCAATCGAAATGCAAAAGGCGGTTTTAGCCGACCAAGCAATCGTAAAAGACGTTGAGGCCGAAGAGTTTGAATATATCGATAACCAACCCACGCCGGCAGAAACGCCAAAACTGGCCGTTTCCGATGAAATGTTTGAGCAACTCAAAGAAAACATCAGCACCGGCGATATTGATATTCAGACTGTCTTAGACAGTTACGACTTGTCAGAAGAGCAGAAAGCGGAATTGGATAAATTATGAAAATCAGATGTTCATCAATCCACAAAATCATCGGCGAACCAAAAAGCAAAGCCGAAAAAGAAGCCAACGGATTAACACAGACAGCCAAGTCTTACGTTATCGAACGCCTGAAAAACGAATATTCAGGCTTCGAGAGCTTTACAGGGAGTAAGGAAACCGAAAAAGGGTTATTGCTTGAAGACGAAGCAATCCGTTGTAGCGGCCTGATTCGCGGCTTGATGTACAAGAAAAACACCGAACGGCGCATCAATGATTGGATTACGGGCGAATGTGATATTTACGATACGAAGCGTAAAACAATCATTGACACAAAATGCTCATGGGACATCGGCACACATCCATTCTTTCAAGAAGAGGCTGAAGCAAAAGCGGAAAAAGCAGGCTATGGGTGGCAAATGCAAGGCTACATGTGGCTTTTCGATTGTGAAAAGGCTGATATTGATTTTTGGATTTTCCCAACGCCAGAAGAGCTTTTAAAGCCTTATGACGATGTAGCTAATTTGGTTGAAGCTGTTGAGCGCCTGCCGTTTGAAAAACGACTGACGACAATCACAGTGTACCGTGACGAGAACGCAATCAACCAAATCAAGCGAAAAGCAGAGGCGTGCTTTGAGTATGCCGAGAAATTGAAACAGGAATTTGAGAAAGGTAAACAATGCTGAACAAAGTATTTTTAATTGGCCGTCTCGGCCGAGACCCTGAATAAGAGGAAAGATTATGCAAGAAACAAAAGAATGCAGATGCTGTGGTAGGGAGTTTTTTAAAAGGAAAAGAGACTCTCAAAAACAATGGGAAGAAAGAAATTTTTGCAGTATCAGTTGTAAAAATAAATCCGTAGAGCCAACACCAATTCATATTAGATTTTGGAATTTTGTTGATAAAAAACGTGATAATGATTGTTGGCTTTGGCTTGGGAATAAGGATGAGAAAGGTTATGGGCGTTTAGCTACACAGCAGGGTAAATCAGGAATTAAGGCGCACCGTTTATCTTATAAACTTAGGAATGGAGCTATTCCTAAAGGAATGTTTGTATGTCATAAATGCGATAACCCTTCCTGTGTAAATCCATCTCATCTTTTTATTGGTACTCAAAAAGACAATATGCAGGATTGTTCTATGAAAAACAGAATTAATCCTAAATCATTTAAAAATTTAATAGCAGGAAAGCGCGGCTATCTAGGTGCTGCAATTGAAAGGAATAAAGTATGAGCTTAAATAAAGTTACCCTAATTGGCAGGCTTGGTCAAGAACCAACTATACGCTACATGCCGAACGGCGAGGCCGTCTGTAATTTCAGCGTAGCCACCAGCGAAACGTGGAACGACCGCAACGGCCAACGCGTAGAACGTACCGAATGGCACAACATCACCATGTACCGCAAACTTGCCGAGATTGCCGGGCAATACCTGAAGAAAGGCAGCCAAGTTTATCTGGAAGGTCGCATCCAAAGCCGTAAATATCAAGGCAAAGACGGCATCGAGCGCACGGCTTATGAGATTATCGCCAACGAAATGAAGATGTTGGGCGGTGGTAATGACGGGCAACAATCAAACCAAACACCATCGCAACCGCGCCGACAAGCACCAGCAACGCCTGCCGCGCCTGTTGAAGATGTTGACGATGACATACCGTTCTGAGTTAAGGAGTAAAAAATGAGCTATTTAAAAGACGTAAAAGAATCATTAAAAAATATTGATGAATTATGTGATGACGCATTAAAAGATGGTGATGACTATCCGTTCTACATAAAAGAAATACAAAGTATGGTAAGCGATGCAATTAGCAATTTTGAATCATTAATTTATGAATTAAAACTTGGCGAAGAAAAGTTAATCGAAGCCACAAAAATTATTGAAGAATACATTAACGGTAGGGATTAAAAAATGACTGAATATATTTTCAAAATTTCCGCCGATGATGTAGGCGTTGACTTAGAAGCGCCTGATATTAACCCAGCACATGAAGATAATGTACCTGAAAAAATTGCTTACTTATCGGCGGCATTAGTATCAATTTTTATTAACGATATTTCCAAGCATATCAAAGAAAACCCAAAAGGTTTTATTGTTAGCGCTCAAACCATGATTAATAACGCAGAGTTCCTAAAAGAGGAAGGAATAAAAAATGGCTCATAAATTTAAATTCGGCGACCGCGTGAAGCGGAAATCAGACGGCGCGGTTGGTATTGTAGTTAGCATAAGTTTTAAATCCGTTTTGGTTTTTTTTGATGGTGCCGCGGTGTCCAGTTTTTATGATGCTGACGATTTTGAAATCGTCCCGCACCCTGACACCGTGCGTTTAGATTATATCGAAAGAGTAATTAATATTGATGGCATGGTTAAGCGAGAAATGCGTAAAGGATGGGTTTTGGTTGATGGTGATATTGAATTAAACACACCTGAGCCATTATTGCGCGACGCGATAGACGAGGCAATGCACTTAACGACAGGCAATAGACCATAGGCAGCCAAACGTCCGAGCCGTTGAGAGGGCGGCACTTAAAAGCGAAGAAACAAAATGCAAACAGCAACAGTAGCAACAAAACCAACGGCAAAACAGATGCTTGCCGCCAAGAAAGCAGCAAAGAAATTGACCCAAGAAGAACGCGCCCTGAAACGCGCGGGGGCGGTGCGAAACGTTGATCGAAACCGCCTATCCACTTTGTCAAAAGCGCAAAAAGAGAACATCGCCGAGATGTTATCAGGCGTGAAAGTATCAGCAGACGAAGCGGTTACATGTAGCGTCAAAATGTGGCTGTCGTTGCAAGATATGCGCTATGCCTGCAATCAGGAGTTAATCAACTTCGCCGAGCATATCATCAAGCAGGTGCAACGATTGGGCTTGTACTGTAACACAGACGACCCAGCAAACGAGAAAAGCGTGGAGTTTGCCTGCCGTGAAGCGTCTCAAGCAGTCGCGCAATGGACTAAAGATTTTGACGACCTCAGCCCGAATCAGCGTCAATTGGTATTGCGCCCCCTGTCTAATCTCTTCGCCGCGTATGAAGAGTTTTTGAAAGACGCGCCGGCTCGATTGATTGCGGAAGTATCCACATACTCAATCGCCGTTAGCGTTACTAAAAAATCCATGACGTTTTTAGAACTTGACGGCGGTTTGATTTCGGCGGTTGATAAGGTCGTCAACGGTAGCGATTCCCGCGCGGAAGCCCGCCGCCTGAAGATGCCCTATGCCGAATTTACAGACAGAATCCTACACGCCGCCAACCTGCTTTACGATGTGGGTATTCACGCAGACGCGGAGCTTTCGGCGATGTATGGCAAGCCATTAAACCCTGTACGACCGCAACGAATCGGCGACGTGCGTCAACCGATGATGAAAATGCTTACCGCTAATAAGGGCGGCGCGCTAGTTCAGGCTGTCAAGGATTCGGAAAACATAATCCGACACTGCGATAGCGGAACAGGATTTAGCTGTTTCAACTGGACTAAGCATTTTAAACGCGCAGCGAACATGATTAGCCTTATGCGACAGGACGCAGCGGCATGAAAGAGATAATTATCGCAATCCTGATCGCCGCAGTCATTATGGCTATCGAGCTGTCAGGAATCCCAAAAGTGGCGGTGCAAATTAACGAATATCAGAAAGGACAGATGAAGTGAAAATTTCAGACGACCTAAGACAGCTATCAGCCGCAATAAATTATTTAAGCCAAAAGCGCAAAGATATTTTAGACGACCTGAAAGCACACCCTGAAAAACACGGATGCCCTTACCACATTGGGCAGGAATTTAAGACACAGGACGGCGCGGTTTACAAGGTCGAGGCAATCAACGTCTTAACCTATCCAAGCGCAGACGGTATATGCGCCTACTACCAAGCGCAGGCGGTAAACCAAAACAAGCCGCACGACCGCAAAGAATACACCGTACAGATTAATTAGGAGGCTGACATGATTACCGCAGAAGAAGCAAGAAATTTAAACCCTATGGGACGTATTGAAGAATACAGAACTTTCCTAGAAAAAAAGATAACGGACGCAGCAAAAAAAGGGGAGGATTTTGTTAATATTCGGGCGGAGCCTTATTCATACTGGCTTGGTACTGTGCAGGAATTAGATGACAGGGCTGCCGTAGAAGTCTTGAAAGAATTGCGTCAGAACGGATTTTCCGTAAAATATTTTCAGCATGACGGTTCGCAGTTTTCAGACTACGGAATGACAATATCTTGGGGCGATAATGCGCAGACGTCTAAATAACTACCAATCCGACAGGCGGCGGAAATACCGCCTGATGAAGATTAGAAAGGGAAGAAGATAATGTACCTCACATCTCAAGAATGTGCCGACCTACTACACGTCAAACGCACAACATTCGTTAATCAAACGTGCAAGCAGGCAGGATTCCCAAAGCCGTTTGTAATTTCGCCGCGCAAACGGTTATGGCCGGAAGCAGAAGTACACGAATTTATCCGTCGCCGCCGTCAGAAATAGAGAAACCGCCGTAACAGGCGGTTTTTTTCAATCCAGCAAATCGGCAAGTTCGCCAATATCAGGGTTATAGTAAACATTGAGCAAGATTCTCAAGTCCTTATGGCCGCTGATTTTAGCCAGTTGCATAGGCTCAACCCTCGCCGCCATGCGCGTAAGGGCTTTATGGCGCGTATCGTGGAAATGGAAGCCCTCAGCCCCATCAACCTTTGCCCTCGCGCGTCTGAACATCACGTCAAGCGTATGGGAGCTTACATCAAACACAGACCCGCTTTCCGAGCGTGGCAGTCTATCCAGTATCGCCATAGCCTTTTTAGACAGCGGCACGTCTCGACTGCTACCGTTTTTAGTCATCGGTAAATGCACCACGCGCCTGCTAAGATGCACATCACGCCAAAGCATGTTACAGATTTCCCCGGCACGCATGGCCGTCTCAATCGCAAACAAGACAGCCAAGCCGATACGCTGTTTTACCGTGATTATCGGCACGCCGTCAGCTACGCCAAGCTCACGCACAACAGCCAAGACAATATCATCGGGAGGTATGTAGTTTCGCGCCTTGCCTTTGCTAGGCCGTCTGATTTGCAATAGAGGATTTGACGGCAAAAGCCCCCATTCCTTGACCGCTATTTGACAGACGGCCGACAGTGTTTCAAGCTCACGTCTGACCGTTGCTTCCTGTACTTCTTTTTTGCGATTATCGCGCCATTGGGCAAAATGATACGGGCGCAGGTCGCTGACCTTAATATCAGCCAGTTCAGACCGTAGCGCACGATTCAGCCGGTACGTTTCCGCCCTACTACCTCGCTTACCCGGAGTGATTTCATCGCGGTATCTGGTCAGCAAATCAGCAAAATATAGGCTTTTAGGCGCATTACCCTGTACGCCATCCAAGATTGCCGCTTCAGTCCGCGCCGCCCATGCAACGGCATCAGATTTCAGGGCGAATGTTTCGGACTTAGTTATTCCTTTTAGACGGACTTTGACGCGATATTTTCCGTTGCGCTTTTCGATGGTTGCCATTGGTATATTATTGGGACAGTGAGGGGACACGGCATTATATGTTATAATCAATCCTAATCAATCATAAAGGATTGAATGGTGCAGATATGAGATTGATTTATATATATAATCTATTAAAATCAATCATAATCTACTATAATCAATTTGCTGTTTTATTGCACTCCGTCCGCACCACTCAACCCCTTTCAGGGGTTATTTTTTTGTCTAATCAAATCTAACGCAGTAATCAAGATTCAATACTGGCAAGGCTTTCAGGCTAATAACCCCCTTGCCAAGTGTCTAAATACCCCCAATGCCATATAATTGAATAAAGCAAAATATGGGGGTATGATTCGGGGCATCTGACAACACCCCCTAAAAACATACCCCCAATGCCCCTGAACGACCGCCAAATCAAAGCCGCCAAGCCGTCCGATACTGGAAAGAAAACCAAGTTATTTGACGGGGGCGGCTTATATCTTGAAGTTACACCAGCGGGCGGGAAAGTATTCCGTCTGAAATACCGTATAGATGGCAAAGAGAAAACTCTTACCATCGGAAAATATCCGACCGTTTCACTGGTAGAAGCCCGCCAAGCCGCTGAAAACGCCCGCCGCATGATTGCACAAGAGCAAGACCCATCAGCAATGAAGCAACAGGCCAAACAGGAGCGCAAAACGGCCTTACTGAATACCTTTGCCAACGTTACTAAGGCATGGCATGAGAAAACTACCAAGCGCAAAAGCTGGAAGCCTAATCATGCCGCCCGTGTTTTGCGGTACTTTGAAACAGATGTTTTCCCTATTATTGGGGAAACGCCTATAAACAAAATCGGGAAAAAAGAGATAAAGGCCGTATTGGATAAAGTAACAGAGCGGGGCGTGTCGGAAACCGCTGAAAAAATCAGGCAATGGATAGGTGCGGTGTTTACCTATGCCGGTTATGAAGAATTGACCGACCGAAACCCTGCCGCGTTACTGAAAGGCTATATAGAGCCAACAGAAAGCAAAAGAATGCCCGCCCTGCCCCGTGAAGAGCTGACCGAGTTTTACCGCCGCTTGATACTGGCAGATTGTGAGCAACAAAACAGAATTTGCGTAATGTTGATCATGCTTTGCTTTGCCCGAAACAAAGAGATACGCGGCGGCCAATGGCAGGAAATCGACTTTAAGCGCAAAACATGGACGATTCCCGCTGATCGTATGAAACGGCCACGAGAGCACACAATCCCCTTGTCTGATTGGGCGATTGAGCTATTAAACGAACTACACGCCATAACCGGCGAAACACCCTTTCTATTTCCAAGCCCTAAATCCAAAACTGGTTACATCAGCGAAAATACAGCGGGAAAAATCATCAACGGCATGGGTTATTACGGGATAGCTACCCCGCATGGTTTCCGCTCGCTTGCAAGCAGCGTTTTGAATGAACAAGGTTTCAACCCTGACGCGATAGAACGACAACTTGCCCACGTTGAGAACAACAAAATCCGCGCCGCCTATAACCGCGCCGATTATCTGAATGAGCGCGCAGAGTTTATGCAATGGTATAGCGACTATTTACGGGAGCGATACAACCAGGCATTACAGATGATTCAAGAGAGCAAGACGGATTAAAAAATCCCTATGTGCGAGAGTAAATATACTGGTTACACTGGTTACCACAAAATTTAACAAATATAACTATATGAATATAAATATAAATACAAAGAAAAAGCGGTAACCAGTTAACGTAAATTTACTGGTTACCAACTGGTTACCACTGGTTACCATTTTATACAGAAAGAAGTTAACCCTATGAAATACAGTGTATTAGATGTTTTGCTTTCGTTTGACCGCCTGGCCGTAGGAAACATAGAGCTTGAGACCGGCACGAAGCAACGCGAAACGGCAGCCGGTAGATTTGAGCATAACGGCGTGAAACTTATAAACCCTTTTGAGCTTGCAAAGGATATTTAACATGGCTTGGAGAATGTATTACTCACTTGAAGCAGCAGCAGAGAAGCTAAGTAAAGATTTTAACGACCCATATACAGCAGATGACTTGATACATTATGCAGCCATTGGTTTGACTGAGGTATATATAAATTGCATTGGACAGGAATATTATTTTACGAGGAGACCATATTATGATTGGTTATATGATAAAGATGAAAAAGGTGAGTATGCTGAAATTCCTGAAATGCTGCTATACAAGGGCGACTTTATCCGTTTAGAAGAAATTAATGCTAGATACTTAGAGGGGAAAAAAGAGTTTTTAACAGTAAATATTGTTGATAAATTAGCATTTATAGGCACTGATGAGGTATTGGAGAAAACTATTGCTACTCCATCCGCTGAACAGACTGAATCTAAACGTTGGGGGTTTTGTTATATTCCATATAATTTATTGGATGGATTAGCACTATCAGAAGATATGCGTATAAAGCGGGAAGATTTAGATATACCCGATAATGCCATTAAGGTGGGTAAAAATGATTTGTGTATCTTTCAGGATGACTTAATAGAACTAAAAGAAGCATTGAGCGAGAGAATGAAAATAAAAAAACCTATCAGTAAGCGCACTGAAAATAAGCAAGCTGAAATTATTGCGGCACTTTCTGCCATCTATACAAAAACTGATTGTAGTAAACCATATGAAGCCGCAGAGACTATTATCCAAGAATGGGAAAGACAGGCTGATAAACTAGGCAAGACCCCTACTAGGGATACGTTAGCAAAATACATCAAGCAAGGTATTGACCGTCTTTCACAGTAGCCTAATTAGGTTCTAAAAAATCATATTTAGGAAAAGCCGCCCACAGAGGCGGCTATTATTTTGTCTGTCATATAACACCGACCAAGAAAGGCAAGCAATGAATAATACTGTATTAAGAGTAAACGATACCGCCCGCGTTATGGGCGTTTCACGGGCGACTATCTGGAATTGGGTAAACCCTAAGAGCCGTCATTACCGCCCTGATTTTCCTAAGCCCCTCAAACTTTCTGAAAATATTACCGGCTGGCTTTCCAGTGAGATTGAAGAGTATCTCAACAAACTGGCCGCCAAGCGCGAAGAATAGGAGTTTTCTGAGCAATACGCGCGCGCGCGAAGAATCAGCGGGAATCTATCCCTTTAGACAAAATAAAACCGCCTGAATAGAGGGCTATTCAGACGGCACGGAGTAAAAAATCTGATGAAAACTGATTATATCAACAGCAAGCCCAAAACGCCAAGCCAAAGAGAGCGCATTTTAGCCCGATTGAGAAAAGGGAGCGTTACATCATGGGAACTGGCACAGATGGGCATACTTAGCTATAACACGCGCATTATGGAGCTTCGCAGAGCGGGGCATGAAATCATAACCGTGATGGAAGAAGTGCAAAATCAATTCGGGGAGACCGTGAAATGCGGGCGGTTTTCTTTGCTGGTGTCGAAAAGGAGTAAGTCATAACGCCGTCTAACCCCGTAAGAAATTAATTGACAGATTGAGCTTTGGGAAGCAGAATTAAGTTTCTCTCTCAAATCGTATAGCCCAAATCAGCAGGGTAAACGCTGATTTTTTATCGCCATTTTCTCTTATGGCGTTTGAAGCCTATTCACAGGCTTTGGACGGCGTATCAAAGTTTATGGCGGTGTGTGGTAACGGCAACGCCCACGCCTGACTATACGCAGGAGAGAGCACCGCCCCCTATTTGGGCATTTCTCAAATCTCGAACGTATAGGAGCATTTCAAATGCAATCTTCCATTTCTACCCAAATCCAAAACATTCAAAACCAAGCCCAAACGGTAACCATTCCTCACAAGCTGGCAAACGACGCAGCAGACGCTTGCTTTTACGCAGGCCGCGCCGCCGAAAACCTTGCCGCCATCCTAGACGCAGCCGAAATCCTGACCGATATGGCTATCGACCAACAAACCTTCTCTTTAACCGTCCGAAAACTCATCAAAGCCGCCAAGAACGAGGTAGAGACGCTGGCAGAGCTTCACCCTTTCAGCCTGTTTGAAACGTCAGCGAATTTGAATGACGAAATCTTCAGCCAAATCCACAGCCAAACACGCGGCGCGAAATAAACCCCAAACCCCGTAAAACCTAACCCGCCATGCCGCCTATTTCAGACGGCATAGGGCAAACTTCGCCCTAGTGTTTTTATAACCTATTGATTTTATTAGATTCATGTTTTGAAACACTGGGAGCAGAGCAAAGGATAAAACCATGAAACAGACCATTAAATCCGACCGTTTCCGCCGGTATTTAAACCGCGCTTTGCTGGTGTTTTGGGTGTTGCTTTTGGCTTTGGTAGTCCGAGCCTGTAACCAGCCCGCCCACGCCGACACGGAGCAACTAGAGCCGGAAACGCCCGCAATATGGGAAACAGACCCAACAGCCGGAATTGTTTTAGAACCAGTATCAGAGGAGGCAGAGCAATGAAAACCATCATGGATAAGCTGGCAAACCAACTAAACAGCAAAGAAAAGGCAATCGCAGCGGTGGACGTTGTAAGCACCATCTTGCTGATTGTGAATGACAGAGCAAGCCAAAAAGAGGCGATTCATACTGTATCAGTCATAGCCCGCGAAGCTATGGACAGATTCGAGGAGGTAGGAAAATGAAACCAACATACAAAGAAATCAGAGCAGCCGCGCAATACCGCTGGCCGGAAATACACGCCACTATCGGCATAGACCCGCGATACCTGAAAAACAAACACCAGCCCTGCCCCGCGTGTGGAGGGAAAGACCGCTTCAGATATGACGACAAGGACGGAAACGGCACATTCATTTGCAGCCATTACAACAACGGCGCGGGCGATGGTTTCGGCTTGGTAATGCACTATATGCAATGCGACTTTCAGGCAGCCTTAGAGCAGGTTTCAGGCGTTTTAGGCATGGGCAATGCAGACCCTTTGCCGATACCGCCAACACGCCCACAAGCGCAACCATGCCCCGAAAAAGACCAAATCGAGAAGCTGGCCGCATTATGGAGAAGCACAGAACCTATCCGCCCCGATTCCCCTGTTATCCAGTATTTGAAATCACGCGGTTTGGAGATGGCGCATTTACCCGAAAACGTCCGTTTTCTACCTGAAAAAGACTATTGGACAACAGGCGAGGATAAGCCGCTTCTGCTTGGCAGTTTCCCGTGTATGGTTTGCGCTATCCGCGATATGGACGAGGAGCTTCAAGGCTTGCACCTTACCTATCTTCAGACGGCCTATGACAAACCATGCGGAGAGGACGGACTACACGCCCCGCGCTATCAGAAACTGGCAATCAAACACCCTGAAACGGGCGAAGCATTACCAGCAAAGAAAATGCGAAACCGTAAGCAAGGCAGTATTTCAGGGCAAGCCGTCCACTTGTTCCCGATTCCTGAAAATGGCCGTCTTGTCATTGCAGAGGGAATAGAAACCGCCCTTGCCGCCCGTGAATTGTGCAAGGCTTACGATTGGGGCTTATACGCGGCCTTGAGCGCAAACAGCATGGCAAATTTTCAGTTTTTGAACGGTATAAAAGAAATTGCGATTATTGCCGATAACGACACGCCCCGCCCTGTTGGTTACAGAGCCGCTTATGACTTGGCAATGCGAGCCATTAAGCAGGGAATCAAGGCGCGTATATGGCAAAGCGAAACAGCAGGCTATGACGCATTGGACGAACTGAACGAGAAAAAGCAATCAGACAATCATTTCGGAGGACAGACAGCATGAAAAATACCGAAACAGCGAAGCAGGAAAGCCCCAACGACTACAACCTTGAGAATATCGAGCCATTCCGCCCGCGCCCTCACTTTGAAATCGACAATCGGGGCGTATGGTGGGTAAACGTTAGAACCGACAAAGACGGCGATATTATCGAAGCAGAGCCGCTATTGCTTTCCGACACTATCGACATCATAGGCACAGGGCAAGACAATGACGGCGCGTATTATCGGATTATCAAGTTTAAAGACAAAATCACACGCCAACAAAAGACCGCCGCCCTACCACAAGCAGAAATAGGCACAGTTCAAGGCTGGCAGCGTTTGCAGAGTTACGGATTAACCATCATGAGCGGGCGGGCAAAAAGGGAAAGACTGGCAGACTATTTGCAGAAAGAGGGAAGCCAAACAGCCTTTACCATTACCGACCGCGCAGGCTGGAACGGAGAGGCCTACATACTGGCAGGCGGGGAAGCCGTTAACGCAGACGGCACAAACATTCTATACAACGGAGACACCAGCCAAAAAGACGGTTACACAGAAAAAGGCAGCCTCAAGGAATGGCAGGAGCAGGCCGCGCGATACGCAGAGAACAATAGCCGCCTATGCCTTGCTTTAGGTTTAAGCATGGCCGCGCCATTCTTGGCACTTTTGAACGAAGAGGGAGGCGGTTTCCATTTAGCGGGCGATTCCTCAAAAGGCAAAACAACCGCCGCCCGGCTTGCCTTGAGCGTATGGGGCGACCCTGAAACCACTAAAGGAAATTGGGATACTACACCGCTTGGCTTGCAGAATTTAGCTTTAGCCCGTAATGACGGCTTGCTGGTGTTAGATGAAATCGGCCAATCAGCCGATCCGCGAAAAATCCCGCAAATGGTTTACAGCGTAATCAACGGCGTATCAAAAACACAAGGGGCGAAAGATGGCGGCAACCGTAGGCAGAAAACATGGCGCAATCTGATACTTTCAACCGGCGAAATAAACCCTGAAAGCCTGATAGGAGACCGCGCCCAATGGAAAGCGGGTAATCATGTTAGGTTACCTGACATACAGGCAGAGGCAAGATACGGCATTTACGACACGTTGCACGGCTTCACAGATGGCGCAAAACTGTCGGAGCATATCAACCAAGCCACAGCCAAGCAGCGAGGAACAGCAGGGCGCGCCCTTATCCATCAAATCCTCAAAGACGGAAAAGAAGCCGCCGCCCAAGCCGTAGAAGCCCACCGCGACCAATTCCTTGAAGCCTTGCCGCCAATGGAAGGACAGGCGCGAAGAATTGCCCGCCGCTTTGCCCTCTTGGCCGCTGTCTTGGAATATGCCGCGCCTATTACCGGCATGAGACAAGGAGCAGGAGAGGCAGGAGTGAAGCAGTGTTTCAATGAATGGCTGGAAGAAAACGGCACAGGAAACCGCGAAGACCGCCGAATCATTGAACAAGTAACCGCTTTCATGGACGTTTACGCCTTGTCCATGCGCTTTTCAGACTGGAACACCCAAACCGTAAACCAACATCACGCAGGTTATCGGAAACAAGAGGGAAGCCTAGATGAGTATTGGATAATCCCCGCAGTCTTTGACGATGAAGTCTGTAAGGGATATATCCCGCGCAAAGTATGTGAAGTCCTACATGCTTATAGATGGCTAAAAAAAACCGACAACGACAGATGGCAACACCAGCGCAAACGCAACGGGATTGCAAGCCGATTCTATGTTTTAAAGGGAGAAGCCCCGCCCGACTTTGACGAATAACCAAGAGCAAGCCCGCCATGACCGACACAGGCGGGCTTTTTTACGTCTAAACATTCAGACAGACCAACCAAGAAAGCATAAAATCGACAGGAAGCCCCTAAATCTCAAAAATTAGAGCCATTCACATCCTACCCTATAACTACCCCTGCCAAATCAACAAAACACGCTTACAGCGCAATTATGCCCTATTTCCGCCATATCTACCAAAAAGGAAAGCGAAGAATAAATAATTTCAAGACCAATACGCGCGCGTAATAATGCAGCCCCTTGAATTTTGCGAGTCCATAAAAAGAAAGCAAAAAATGGCGGGTAACCACTTAACCGGCACTGGTAACCAATGACAATAGCATAACTTGTTACCGCATTATCGTTGATTTATAAGGGTTTTTAGGGGCTGGTAACCAGGTAAC